ACTAGACATTATTCCTAATAATTCTTTGTGGTATGATTTTGTTAGAAAATTGTCTATTACTTTTATCATTAAATAATCCATATTCTACTTATAAAAACAAAACTTACAATACATTTAATTTATCTTGTTTTTAAAATTTAATTAGGTATAAAAAAATAAATGTTTGATAAAGAAATAAAATTTATATCTCATCAAAATTATGTAGATTTAAATGAAGATCATCCTACTCCTATTAAACTGAATATACCTGAATGGTATAAAAAACTAGAGCATGGAAACTTTATAGGAGAACAAATGACTATTAAAGGTTGTATGCCTTTTCTAGATACTTTAACTACAGGATATCTTTTAAAAATAGCACAAGATTTTCAACTAGAGCATAATATTTGGAACCCAGAACTTAAAACAATGGATTCTTTTTATGCAACTGGTAGTTTATTTGATGATATTATTAAGGCTAAAGGAATTAACTTAAACTCTCAAAAACCGGATATCCATGGTCACTCACAAATAAAAGGGTCCCCTTATGTTAAAAAAAATAAAAATTTAAATATATATAAAATAATGAATCCTTGGATTATTAAGACACCTCCCGGTTATTCATGTTTATTTCTCCCACCCTTAAATAATACCGATGATAGATTTTCTATAATACCAGGTATAGTAGATACCGATCAGTTTCCACGAGAAGTAAATTTTCCAATAATAATTAATGGTGACAAATATAAAACCTTGAAAACAATAATTGAAAAAGGGACACCTTACGTACAAGTAATTCCTTTTAGAAGAGAATCTTGGAAAATGAAAATAATTGGTCAAAATACTGACAAATTTAATCAAAAAAAAATATTTTATGGTTTGAAAGTATTACATAATTATAAAAAAAGATTTTGGAGTAAAAAAACTTGGAAATAAAAAAGTATATAAAAATATATGATAATTTCATAGATTATAAAACTTTAAGTGTTTTTATAAAATATGTAAATGGTCTTGAATTTAGCGATGCTGGTGTTAGTAAGTTCAATAAAGTGAATAAAAATATAAGAAACACTTTCTCTAAAACTTTATGTATGACATCAAATTCTTTGAGTAATGTTCATTGGCATAATTATTTAGCACATAAATTTTCTCAATCTTTTTTAAATTATAGCCGTGATTACAAAAATTTTTCTATTGAAAAATTAGAGACAGTAGAAATTTTAAAATATGAGCAAGGTGGTTTTTATATTGAACATACAGATCATTTTAGTGCTGCGCCTAGAACATTAAGCGGCATATTTTTTTTAAATAATGACTATGAAGGGGGAGAGCTTATCTTTAATTTAGATGATAAGGATTTTGTCATAGAAAAAAAACCCAATAGATTTATTGTTTGGCCCAGTAATTTTTTATTTCCTCATCGTGTAACTACAGTTACAAAAGGTATAAGATATTCTGTGGTAACTTGGATTTTATGACAAATTTTAAATATAAAAAAATTGAAAACTTTTTATCTGTAGATGAATTAAATTTATTAACTTCTTACTGTAAAATTAAACATAGTACAAATTTTACAAATTTTGAAGAAATTGGGCCTAATTCAAATTGTGATTCTAGTTTTTATGGAGATCCTGTAATGGAAAGCCTAATGTTAAATAAATTAAATTTGATGGAAAAAGAAACAAATTTAAAGCTTTTGCCAACTTATTCGTATTGGAGATGCTACACAAAATTTGCTGATTTACCTGCTCACAAAGATCGGCCATCCTGTGAGTATAGTGTTACAGTTATGATTGATTCTGATAAAACTGAATGGCCTATTATTGTCAATGATAATTTTTTCTTATTAAAAAGGGGGGAGGCGCTAATATATAAAGGCTGTGAATTTATTCATAAACGAGATGAGTTTAAGGGAGATTATCATATGCAAGCTTTTTTACATTATGTTGATAAAATAGGACCAAATAAAGAATGGCATATGGACAAAAGAAAAATGTTTGGTATGAATAAACAATGATTATAAAACACTATAATAATGGGTCGGCTGAAATTATTTTTACAGATGATGAAAAAACAATAATAAGAGAAAAAGGTAAATTTACATTAAAAGCTAGTGATTTAAAACATTTTTCAAATAATTTATTAAAAATTGTAGCGGATTTTCATCAAAAATTTGATAAAAAAACCAAACAACTACAGTCCTTTGAAGGGGATGATATAGAGACCTCTTAGTTAAAGTGATATAATAAAGCATGCCTTTAACACGAGTAAATATAGCCCCAGGATTTAACAAACAAGTCACACAAACCGGTGCGGAAGGTAAGTGGACTGATGGTGATTTTGTTAGATTTAGATATGGCCTACCAGAAAAAATTGGTGGTTGGACAGAAATTTTATCATCTAAATTAATAGGTGCAGCAAGAGCGCAATTTATTTGGGCGGATTTAAATGGAAGAAGATACGCAGCTATAGGCACCAATAAAATTTTAGTTATTTATTATGAGGGTGCGTTTTATGATATTACTCCATTAGATACAGCAATAACAGGTTGTACTTTTACTACAACTAACACGTCAGCAACAGTAACAGTAAATAAAATTTCTCATGGATTAGCTGAAGGTGATTTATTCACATTTACTTCGGTTACACCTCCATCAGGCGCTGGATACGTAGCCTCAGATTTTACAACAAATACTTTTCAAGTGGTGACAGCATTGGTAGACAGTTTTACTATTACTATGGCCTCAAATGCTGGAACGTCAGTGAGTGCAAGTGGATCTGCCACAATAAATCCCTATGTTAAAGTAGGTCCTATCAATCAAAGCTCTGGTTATGGATGGGGTACATCTTCGTGGGGAGGAGCAAGTGGCGTTGTTAGCACCCTCAACGGTGCACTACAAGACGATAATAACGGAACTGGAGGCTCAGGAACCTCTATTACACTATCTGGAGTTACAGGATTTCCGACATCAGGCACTATCAAAGTTGATGCTGAATTTATTTCATACACAGGAATTTCTGGAAATGATTTAACAGGCATAACAAGAAACGTAGCAGGCACTAGAGCTGCTCATGCTGATGGATCCTCCGTAGAATTTTTTACAGCTTGGGGCGATGCATCTATAACTAGTTCTGTTGTATTAGATCCTGCTTCTTGGTCTTTAGACAATTTTGGTGAACAGTTAATAGCTACTATTAAAAATGGTAAGACCTTTTCATGGAATCCAATTAATTCGAATCCTAATGCTTTAACAACAAGGGCTGCAGTGGTTTCAGGTGCTCCAACTGCATCTGTTCTTACTTTAGTGTCTGATAGAGACAGACATTTATTTCATATGGGAACAGAAACCACTATTGGTTCTTCAGGGACACAAGATAAAATGTTTATAAGATTTTCTGATCAAGAAGATATAACAGATTACACACCCACCTCTGTAAATACTGCGGGTACTTTTAGGTTAGATTCTGGCACAAAAATAGTTGGAGCTGTTAAAGGTAAGGACTACACTCTTGTATTAACGGACAACTCTGCATACGTAATTCAATTTGTTGGACCACCTTTTACTTTTTCAATTAGGCAGGTAGGTTCTAACTGTGGTCCTATTGGGCAACACTCTATTAAATATGTCAATGGTGTAGTTTATTGGATGGGTGAGTCAGGTGGATTTTTTGTTTATGATGGAACAGTAAAAAGATTACCATGTCAAGTAGAAGATTTTGTTTTTACAACAAAAAATGGAAATAATTTAGGTATTAACTTTCAAGCTGGTGAACAAGTTTTTGTAGGTCTTAATCATTTATACGAAGAAATAACTTGGTTTTATCCGAAAAGTGGATCTGATGTTGTTGATAGAAATGTTACCTATAATTATCAAAGTAACACTTGGGTAACAGGATCTTTAGCAAGAACAACTTGGGTAGATGCAACTTTATATGCTGTGCCTTACGCAACAGAATTTAACGCTACTGGCCTACCAACTTTTCCAACAGTGCAAGGAGTTACAAATATTAATGGGTCGACAATTTACTATGCTCATGAAACTGGATTCAACCAAGTAGATTCAGCAGGAAATAAAACAGCAATACCAGCTTTTATAGAATCAGGCGACTTTAGTTTAAATCCTGATGGCTCAAATGGTGAATTTTTTATGAGCATGAGAAGATTTGTTCCTGATTTTAAAACTATAGAAGGTGATGCGCAGGTGACTATTTTGTTAAGAGACTTTCCAAGTGATACTGAAGCATCGTCTCCACTTGGCCCATTCACAGTTACCAAAACAACTCAAAAAGTTGATACTAGAGCTAGAGGTAGATTTGCTAGTTTAAAGATTGCAAATACTCTCTCTTCTT